GTCTTAAGAGCTTGTTGGAACTTCTGTTCGTATAATTGCATATCTTGTGTATTTTTCAAGTAGGAAAAAGTTTCACCAAGTACGCCATATAAAAGAACCTCGGGTGCATTGTTCGATAGGAAAGTAGTGGCACTAGCATTGCTCGTATCTATGTGTTGTGGAGTCTCATCATACCACATTTCGATCGTATAAACTTGATCTGGGGTAGGTGCTAAAATTAAATTAGTAGCATCCCAGTTAGCCCAGTATTTAGGCTGACCATTTGTAGAGCTGCCTGCGTTACTTCGAGTGACTGAATACTCATCAATAAAGGTAGCATCTCTTTGCTCAAGCCAGGTAATGTTATTATTAGCATCGATTAATTGTAATCCTCGAGCAAAACGAAATCCACCTTCGGGGCCAGAAACATCTAAGAAAGCATTATTTGCTGTACAAGTGGTCGTTGCATATCTTCTCTGATCATCACTATCAACCTCTCTTGCTACTTTATTTTCGACATTTGTAATAAATACATTGATAACTGCATTAGTTAATACATCAGAAGTTACCTCTGTGTAGTTTCTTACATTTGTTAATAATTCGCTATAGTTCATGATATTACGATTGTCACTCTACCAACTCTACTCTTCACAATCAAGTCGCCATTTACCTCCGATGGTTGCATACCATTACTAGAAAACAAACTTTGATTAGGATTTCCCACTTGAACAACAATAGGTTCTTCTCTATCGGGTCTAGGATTTTGTAATGCTTCGGGATCGGGTCTTGAATATGGGGGATCTAGTTGAGGATGTTTTGGTTCAAAACATTCTTGGCAAACAAATAATCCGTTCCATTCTTTTTTTAAATCTAGGTAAGGGTATTGATAGCCACATCGATCACAAATGGCTTGTGAATATTTACCTGTAGCAAAAGCCATAACTAACTCCTAAAATAGTTTTGTGGTACAAGGTGCACGGAAGTTCGCTGACCGTCCTCGGTCAATGCTCTTTGTAATTCATCTTCGTAATACATTTTCATTTCTTGTACTCTTCCAGGACTATGTTTTTGTGCTAGATAAAAAGCTAAACCAGAAGTCATACAAGGTAAAAATCTGTATGGTGCATCGGGAGTATTTGTGTAAGCTCCTGCATCTTCAATTCTAGCTAAATAATAATAATTGATTTGAGTATCTGTTGTGTTTGGTGTGAGATACAAATTGATTTCTACATTCGATAAATTTCTTCTCACATAATATTGTGTTGGAATACCTGTAGAACTTTTATTTGGTATCGCTTGATACTCTGATCTTGAAACTTTTGTCATGGTAGTATCAGTGCTACCATTTCTAAATACTGCCTCTAACACATCACTTGTATTTGCAGGAGCAGTGTAGGTTGTAGTATTGGCTACCAGGTTTTGTGTATGATTGACAACCTTCCAAAGATGAACTCCTCTGTTGCCCCATTCGGACAATAAAAGATTTAAACTTCTTCTAGCTGATTTTAAATCATAACCTGTTCTGACTTGCTTACCAATTCGCTCAAAAGACTCTTCGATAGTCTCGTCGATATCTAGATTAAAATCTGTTGTTCCTGAAGTAGCCATACTAAATTACTTTCCCATTGCCATGGCTTTACGTGGAGAAACCATTCCGCCACCACGTTTTTTCATCATACCACCGCCTCGCTTCTTCATGACTTGTTTTTTCTTTGCCATGCCTCCGCCTCGCTTTTTGATTACTTGTTTCTTTTTACCCATCATGATAGTTACCTCTTTTTATTTAATTGTTCGTACGTACGTTGGCGTTCAGCTACTACTTCTTCGTAGTATTCCTTCGGCCATTTCTCATAATAGCCTATCTTATGGAGTTTGCAACTTGCTTCATAAAGCTGTTTAAACTTCTGTATTAGCATCATCGAATACTCTAAACCAGAGTGTTCAACGGGCTCTTCTGTAGGATCACAAAGAAAAGCTTCACTATCGGGATCAGCAGGTGTTTCTGGATGAAAGCCCATAAAGTAAACATCTCGTCTATTATAGGTCTTATTATAAAAATCTATCTTATCTTGAAACTGTTCTGGTGTGTATTGCTCAAAAAAGGGATCACAGTAGATAATAATATCATGTTGTTTCTTATTCCAAGATTTAATGACATCGGTTAATTGCTTTTCATATTTCGATTTATCCATACGAACTTCAATTCGTACTTTATTATCTTTTCTCCATTTAGCTGCAAAAGGACAGGCGGGAAAACCGATGTGTTTGTTCATTGGTTCTAAGACAGTCTTAGACCAATTGATTACATCAAGCTTTATTTTTTCTGCTTGTTTTCTTCTTGACAATTGTTTTAACCATAGAGGGTTTCGGTCCTGTGTTTGATGCTTTTTGTTTTCTTCTAACAGCAGAAGCTTTTTGACCTTTAGACATTGCTCTTGCTTTTGCTAAAGGAACACACTTAGGATAATTCTTCCTCTTCTCTCCACCACTACGACCACATTTAGGATAGCTTCCATCTGCTTTTTTATTAGCGATGTCGACCCATTTTTCTCCTACCCACTTACGAAGTCCCATTAGAGTTTCTTTGTGACCTTTCTTCTATTTGCCATCACACCACCACAACCTTTAGCGATACCGCCTTGATTATAATTGGAAACTTTTTTTCTCTCTTGCGATACTTGATTAATCATACCACCATCAGCTTTTTTCTTTGTCTTACCGCCAGGTTTAATTTTTCCAGAGCACACTGCACTCGCATACATGTTTGCATATGCTGAGGGATAGACCTTAAATTTTCTTTTTGCGGCGGCTTTTCCTCTTGCGCATAGTTTTCCCATTACGTTTCACTCCTGGTTTCGTTATCTGTTGTCTCATTTGGCTCCGGCTGATCGTCATGCACGCACCTTGCACATTCGCACATACAGGATGTTCCACAATGACAAGAACAACCGCATAACTGACATTGTTTCATTAGTGGATTGTACCAATTTCAAAATCGGGTTCAAATACAATATCCTCTTCCATTAATAATCCATGGTCTTGATTAGGAACTCTTCAATCCATTGAGTTCTATCATCAAGCATTAATAATCTATCTTTGATAATAGCAATATCCTGTTGCATTTGTGCAACAGTGTCTGCTTTCTTTTCGACTGCATTTAATCTTTCAGACCACATACCCCAAGTCATAGCTATGGTAGCCAATAATACTACATATGGGAGGATTGTTTTTAGGTCTAGTTTCATTTTGATTTTGCACTCATTCCAGATAAAGGATTGTTTAAAGCTTTATCTACGCTTAACTTTAACTCATCCTCAATTAATTTCAACTCATCAAATATCTCTCTAGTATCTTCTTTTTGTCTGTCTTCAACGTCATTGACAATCTCAGTAATATGTCGGATGTCATTAGACATGGAACGAATATCCAGCTTCATATCTGACTTAAGGTCTTTTGCAACATCAGCCACTAGGGTAATTTCGTCTAAAATCATATCTAATTCTGATTTAATAACAGCTATTTGTTCGTCGTAATGAGAGAGGTCGGGAGCAGTATATTCTAAAACCTGAGCTTTCATTGTGAGATAATCATCATAAAATTTATAGCCTGTCCACCCACCACCGACAATGGCACCTATCAAAGATAGGATAATAAAGAATTTTCCACCTGAAAATTTAAGTCCTTGATACTCAATACTGGGCATCTATCATCTCCTGAATTGTATTATCTTGTGCCATGTTAAATAACATACCATACTGATCTTCTATTGTAACAGATAAATAGTCATTAATGTTTGAATCGGTCAATGTTTTTAATGCATAGTTATTAAACTGTTGTGTATCTGCTAACTGAGTCATCACTGCTAATTTAATATTATTAAGAGCTATTTGATCACCCATGTCAGCTACCTTTGCCATAATTTTTTGAGCAACTCGTTCTTTAGTTTCTGTCGGCTTGGAATCTTCTTGCTTTGTTTCTTCCTCTGCCTCCACAGTGGGTTCTTCAATAGGTTCGCTATCGGGTTCGACTTCTGTGGTTTCAACTTCAACATCCAACTCTTCTACCATTTCTTCCATGTCAATTTCAATAGTTTCTACCTCGACTTCTAAATCATCTTCAAAGGTGGTCATTTCAATTTCGAAATCTCCTGTGTCAGCCTCTACTATTTCGATCTCAAAAGATACGACATCGCCATCAAAGTTTTCAAACTCCATTTCAAAACTTGTGTCTAAATCAACGACAACATCATCAAAAACTATTTCTGGTGGAGGAGGCACATACTCAGAACTATAAACATATTCATCAGTAGTTTTGATGGTTTCATATTCTACAACCGCTGTAATTGTATTGATAATTTCAGCTATTTGATTGTAAGTAATATTAAAAAAGATATCGCTAAAACCTGGCCCGTAATATCCTGAAGTAAAACCCCTGTCGATTCCATAAAGCTCTAAATCTGCTGAGTCGAAAGTAATAGCGGACACATCTTGATTATAAGAATAATCTTGAGAGCCTGTCCAATTCATACTGGTGTAATTGTGTGTGTAGTTTTTTACTAAAATTCCACTAGAATAAAGATTGACTGTTATCTTAAACTCATCCTTACAATCTCCTGTGGTATTTGCACAATCAGGCACAGTGCTATTTGAACTATGCGAGTAAACAGTAGATCCATAATCTATTTCTTGAATATTATCATAACTGGATACATCAATATCATAGACTCTTGAACCACCGCCCTGTGTTTGATTACCTGTAGTAATTTCTGCACCTGTCATACCATAATCATTACCAACAATATTAATATTTGTGTCAGTGTAGGAATCTATTAAGTTTGATGTCGTGACTTCTTCTGTTACCTCTACAGTTTGATAACTGACATTTTCTACGTTTTCTAAGATTGTTTCAGTGTAAGTGTAGGTATCAGTGGTTTCTAAAAAATCACCTACCAGCTCAGTATAACTATCTGATAAGACAGATTGAACGGTAACACTTGTAACCACGCCTCCATTAGGACCAGTATCTCCGACATTGTATTGCTGCTCGTAAGCCCTAGAAGATGAGAAGCATAGTAAGAGCCATAAGACCAAAATCTTTAAGATCATCCCAATCTCCTTGTGGTTTTTCTTCTACGACTTTTGTTTGTAAGTATTGAGGTTTATATCTACTGCCCTCTGGAATTTGATCTGGGTTTTCTTCCCAGTATTTAGCCGCCTCGGCTCCAATGAAACCACGGGCAGGGCACGGGGTACCAGCATCGAGCATGCTATCCCAGACACGAGCATCTTGACAAAGTAATGCTACCGCCGACACTTTCATGCCGTAGGCGTACTGGGAACGAGATAGCTTTAAAATTTGACACAGCTCATCGTCGACTAAAATTCCTGTAGCTACTCCTAATACATTATTTTGCACACTACCCCCAATACCAACTTTACATATATCATTGTTATTGTTGATTATGGTTGGAGCAGAAGCGGTGCTTGGTGATTTATCCACAGTTGTAGTTCCTGTGACCGTCGATGACACCGTGTTGGTGGTATTAGCATTAGCTTTTTGATGGCCAATAATAAGAACAAAAGTTATTAATATCGCTGAACATAACCACATAAACCAATCTTGTTTCATTTAGCATCTCCAACGCTTACGAGCTTGACGTAATCTTGAATTGGGATCTTTTGCTGCTTTTGGAAAATTT